TCATCATCTCATTATTTTCCTCCTTTTCAAACCATCGCTGGGTACCTTTGGACTCTTACGTTCCAGAATCCCCCTAGTAATCTCTGGGGGTTCAGGTTTAGATCTAAAACCTTAGGTACATCAGACTCCTTCGACTCACTTTCTCTCTTCCACCTCGCACATCTTGCCCTAGCCGTCCTTAAGAACTTTTTGGCGGCCACTAACGTTTCATGATTCAGTTGTGAAGTTTTTACTACTGAATTAAGTTCATCATTAGAAACGTTAGGTGAGAGGTTTGCAAATCCTCTCATATAAGACCCACTGAACGGCGATTCTCGCTGTCCAAATAGTTCCAAATCCCTGTGAAGTTCACTCTCCTGAATAAATTCAGGTTTAATATCCAGCACTTTGCATACCTCGGCGATCTCCGCCGTGGCACATGCCATTAAGTGTGAATGAGTGAGGCCGATGTGGTTGGCCTGGACTAGAGCGTAAGCTTCATCCGGTTTCTCATGGGCACCTTGGACTACCGATGCATCGATGTTATTATATCGGTGTTGGGTCGGGGGTATAAGACCTAATCCCCCCAGGGCACGAGGTAAGTAGTTGCAGATACTTGGTATATTTTGGGCTCTCGGGAACTCCTTCCCGAAGAACATCAACCGCCCAATCTGCTTACTACAGAAGATAGAATTAGCCTTCGTTACCATTTCATCAACATTATCATGATAATCTCCCTTTAGTTGTTCTCGGAAGATATACTGACGTGCGGGTACGGTGATAAACCACTTCTTATAGTCTTCGAGTCTACTGCCCTTGGCTTCTTTATAGTCCAGGACAGCTTTCTCAAGTCTGTAGGCGGTCAAAAAGTTTCTATCAGTGACCGAAACCCCGAACTGACTCAATCTTTCAAGGACTAGTTTCCCAACCCTATCTTTTTTGATGTCGTCCAAGTTTTGTCCTACACCTATATAATCACCGTAAAATTTCTCCCCCATTACCCTAGCGGTTCCCAGAGATCTTAAAAAGTCTTTGGGCTGCAATATAAAACCGCTGACAGCTGATCTGTTGCCGCCATAGAGGAGCCGCATGTTGAGAATTGGCACACGCCTAACACCGCCACGAGTGACTTTATACATCTCAGAATTAATAACCAAAACTTTCTTTGATGTATAGTTCTTGCCGATGGAAAACTTGAGTCCACATACTTTGGTAATTCTCTTCCAAAGTTCATAATGGGCATTGTTAATCGCCCTGAAAAGGATATCATCACCATTGACGAGCATTGGCAATTCTCGCAAGGTCATTTTCTTGCCTAACATCCTCTCAAATGACAGCCTGGTGGCCGCCAAATTAATAAGGCATAGTACAGGAAAGCTAGCGGGCGAACCCATTAACTGACCCCACTGTTGTTCATATCCTTCTTCTGCAGACCCTCCTTTCCCCTTCTTGTAGACCAAAAAGTGACCAGTAAGACACCTGTTTAGGATGATCTGATCTTCTAACGGAATCCTTAGATGTTGGGAAATGCAATTTTGTGCATGTAGTGAGAGCGCCGGATTTAAAAGATCCGTCGGACTTTCATAATCCCCAGAGACATAAAAACTGTCTACTGTCTTAGGAACCGTCAGATTGTCTACTATTCTTTCAGCAACAACCGTCTTATTGCAAGGTGCCCCGATGAGTTGGGATGCGGGATGTTTTCGCATGCGCCCGTGAATAACGGACTGCCACCTGCGACCCAGATGATATGGGTCCATGTCACCCTTCGTAATAGTCCTCACCTTAAAAGCCTCTAATAGGGGCACTACCTCGGCAAAGATTCTTTGATGCCGCCATACCAGTTCTTCCTCGCCG